TATAAATACTCCTATTAATCACATTGATTGATAGGAGTATTTCTTTATGTAGGAATAAATATAGGAGGAATAAATATGAAAAATGAAAATACGAATACATTACTTTTTGTGAAAATGCTAGACAACGATCGTAAAGAAGAGCTACGGAAGATAGAGGAAGAACAAGATTATAATATGCGGAAGGCATATTTAAAAGCAAAACGCCGTCAAAGGCTCAGAGAAGAACGCCAGAGAAAAGTTAGAATGATAGTGAAGAACGTTGTCTATGGTGGTTTTGGCTTGCTCTTTACAAGCGTTATGTTGATAGCAGGAATAATATTTACATTGTGTATATGATGGGAGTGAATGAAAATGAATATTAGTACGGCTCAAACTTGCAAAATTTTCGATTTATCGGATAGACTTCCGACAGGAATACAGATAACAAAACAGCCAAAGCGAAAAAAAGGTCATAGAAATGCTATTACAAAACATACGGCAAGCAGGCAGAAGTCTGCAAGCTGGTTCAGACCTGATGATCTAAATGTGATTTTGGAAGATTTGTTTCAGAGTAAAAAATATTTTAAGGCAAATATTATAATTTTTGCTTGCAACTCAGGCTATCGTTACGGAGATATAATGACCTTGAGGGTCAAGGATTTAACCGATAACAACGGCAAAATTGTAGATTACTTGACATTACAAGAGGACAAGACGGACAAATGGAGAACGGCATGGCTTTGTGATACTGCAAAGAAAATGCTGAATTTTATAATCAAGTATTATAAACTTGACCCAGAAGATTATATTTTTCAAAGCGGAGAACGTAAAAGAAAATATATTGAGGATACTTTCTTAAATGAGGACGGAGAAGAAGAAATTATATATACTAATGAGAAGTATGATTGGAACGGCAGGCTACTCAAGATAGCTCCTATGGAACTTAATTCCGTTACAACATTTCTAAAGAATATAACCGCCAAACACGGCATAGAAGGTAAATATAGCACTCACAGCTTTAGGCAGACACATTCCTTGTATATTAGTTGTATTCAAAAAGGCAGCGAAGATGTTATTAGAGATTTGCGTATTGCCTGTCAGAGTCTGGGACATTCTGATCTGAGGATAACTGAACAACATTATAGCGGTTGCGATAGCAGACTCGTAAAAGAGCAAATGTTAAAAATGGAAGTTGGCAAGGAAGTTGTGGATAAGTATGTAAAATAAAAAGGGACTTTTAAAAGTCCCTTTAGTGCTTCTTGTGGCGTTCTTTACTTCTTTGTACTGCTAGAGCATTTTTAGATTGATTAACTTTGTATTGAGGTCTGTTGCGTGGGAGATAGGCTTTCACAACATTAACATTCATATTCATTAAGTCGGCAATCTCATTAGCTGACTTCCCTTCTTTGTGGTATTGAGTGATTTTGGCGTGGGTATTATTAACTATAATACCTAAACTAGAAAGACTTTTAATAACTCTTTGCCATGAGATACCGAGTTTAATAGCAACTCCTCTTACGGATTTAATTGAGTCCCAGTATGATAATATTTCTTGGTCTGTTATTGATTTAATTTCGGACATAAGAACACCTCTTTTCAACAAGTTAAATGGTTGTCATTTGTGTCTCCGTTTGTAGTTCTAACAGCAGTTCTCTTTTAATAGATAATACATCGGCACAAGTTGGAATACAATGTTGACCTCGATTGATCTGATTAAGAATACGTTCAGCTTTTTGTTTAATAATTCGTATTTCATTTTGATTTTTAAGAATGAGGTGATTGGAGTTAATGGTATATTTACGCTTGATATATTTTTGAGTAATGGGAAACATATCTTGTATTAAAAATACGCTTTGTTTTCCATTGCTCAGAGTGCAAATATGTAATATATCACATGGCTTATGATTTTTTAAACGTTGGTTGATTATCTTTTGATACTTGTTAATGCGTGAGCTTAAAGGAATTATCCAATATAGTCCTTCATTAGTATCTTTAAAGCAATAGTAATGAGGACGATTTTCGGATTTATTTCCTTTTAGAAAAGGGTCATTGAATTTCTCAAAGAATAAATCATCAATTATATAAAAGCCATGTTCAACCATTATTTTTCACCTTCCAAAATTAAAAGCCCTGCCACAACGGCAAGGCTTAAAACTTTCAACCCAACCATTTATATCCCGCATATTGGTAAGCGGAAAACTTTCAACCCAACCATTTATATCCCGCATATTGGTAAGCGGAAATGGTAAATAACTACCTTTCATCATCTATAGTATAGCATACTATACTCATTTTGTCAATACTATTTTGTGGAACTTTGTAAAATTTATTCGTTAGTTTGTACGAAAATTGATGGATAAATTTGTGAAGGATTTTTTATTTTTAAGTGTTGACACGTCTAAGGTACTATAGTATAATAGAACTAAGGATTTATAGTCCTTTAAAACTATAGAAAGGAGAAGATATCATGGCTAAAACGTACTTTGCCAATAAAAAAGCAATAATTAGAATACCTGCATCTCCACCACATAAAAACGCAGAATATGTTATTTCTGTTGGTGATGAAGTATGGGAAGATGGTTTCCATAGGGTTGCAAAGGTTCAAATGGCTTATGACGGTAAAATTTCAGGTAGAAGAAGTCCATCTTATCCAGTTGGAACTGATGACTACAAAAGAGTTCATGAAGCATTAAAGAGTTTGCTAGAAAATAATGTATAAAAAATACAAGCTGCCTCGTCCAAAAGTACAGCTTGTATCGTAAAAGGTATCAATACACACACTGTTATATCAGTGCATATCCTTGATAGATATATTATATCATAGGTATGCACCTCTGTCAAGTATTAGTTATATTTGTAGAGGTGTATTTTTATGCTTGCAAGCAGGAAATTTCAAACAACAATGTAAATTAAGAACAGAAAGGACAAAGAAAATGGACGGAATTAAAACATTCACAAACAAGGAATTTGGAACAGTGAGGACAATAGTTAAGGACGGAGAGCCTTGGTTTGTCGGAAAAGATGTGGCTGAGATTTTGGGGTATACAAAGGCAAGAAATGCCATTGCAAGGCACGTTGATGATGATGATAAAAATGACGCCCCATTTCAGGGCGTCCTTGGTGGAAAGCAAACAATGACTATTATTAATGAGTCTGGCTTGTATTCCCTTATTCTCGGAAGCAAGCTGCCAAAGGCTAAAACATTTAAACGTTGGGTTACTTCAGAAGTTCTCCCGACTATATATTATATTTAATCTGTAACATTTGACAAATACGTTTATTATAAGTTGTTTTTTGTGCAATATTTTTGTGATTATATGGTTGACTTTTGTGTAACCATATGTTATTATATTAATGGTAACACAAAAGTGAGGTGATATTTCTAGTGAAACCAAAAATGGGTAGACCTACTGATAATCCTAAGAATAACAACACGAGAATACGAATGTCTGATGAAGATGTAAAAATGCTTGAATATTGTGTCGAGCATACTGGAAAATCCAAATCAGATATAATTCGTGCAGGTATAAAAGAGGTTTACAATAAATTAAAAGGTGAATAAATGAAAAGGAACGCTCCTCCCTAGCAAGTTGAAACGTTCCCATACATTTAGTCTACCCATACTCATAAAAGATAAATGTATCTGTCAAGAATCATTACATCTATTAAGATAAAGGCATCTGTTTAAATTATACTATAAATAGATACCTTTGTCAAGTTATGCTTATCAATAATTTGTGGAGGTATTTTTTATGCAAAATTTAATGAAATTTCAAAACATGAATGTAGGAATAATTGTTGAAGATCAAACAGTTTTGTTTGAAATTTATTCTGTTGGCATGGCATTAGGACAAGTTAAGAAAAATGCTGTGGGCGAACTTTACCCTAGAAAAGATAGAATAGACCAAAATTTGAAAAGTGCAGAGATACACCCTTGTGTCCGCAACGGACACAAATACATAAATGAATCTCAACTTTATGATTTAATGTTGGAAATGAAAACAGAAAAGGTTAAGCCATTTAGAAAATGGGTTACATCAGAGGTTCTTCCGACTATACGCAAGACAGGTGGTTATGTAGCTAATGACGAGATGTTCATTAATACCTATCTGCCAAATGCCGATGCTCAGACGAGAGAATTGTTCAGGCTCAATCTATCAACGATCAGACAACTTAATAACAAGATAGAGCAGGATAAACCTCTTGTGGACTTTGCGAGCCACATACAGACCTCTGAGGACTGTATTTCAATGAACGATATGGCAAAGTTGGCAACTAAAAACGGAATAAAGATAGGCAGAACAAGGTTGTTTAACTTTCTGAGGGAGAAGAAAGTGTTAGGCTGTAGGGACGGTCATAAGAATATGCCTTATCAGAGGTACATAGACACTCAGCCATGGTTTCAGCTAAAAGAAAGCTCATACATACAGAATGGCGAAGTCAGGATAGGACTAACACCTATGGTAACGCCAAAGGGTCAGAGTGGAATTATTAGAATGTTGAGAAAGTGTAATACAACAAACTAAAGTAAATAAAATGCAAGTTTTGTTTTCAAATCTTGCAAAAAATAAAAAAAGAAAGGAACAATAAACAAAATGAACATAAACAAATTTAAAAGGCTGCTTGCCGAGCGTGGGTTTTCATACTCACGCAGAGGTAAGGGGTCGCATGAGATATGGGTAAATGAGAATGGAGAGTCTTTTTCATTCCCATCAACCCAAAAAGAAGTTTATATCGGAATTGTATGGAACTTCCGAAGAAACTATTGTCGCTGCTAAATTGTGTATTTATTTTTGGGAATAATTTATCATTGATTTAAGCATTGAATGGTGATAAAATTAAGGCAGTGGGAATTAGTTTTACTAATATTTACCTTAATCGTGTGGTAAAATATACTGTACAAAATAATGGACATAAATCACTTGACAGAACATTTGTTTTATAGTATAGTATAAGCGTATTAGAACAGATGTTCTTTTACAAAGATTAAAATTAAAAGGGAGTTGTAAAAATGGTTTTAAAAGAACTAATAAAATTGGTATGCGACAAATGTTATAACGAGTTTATACTCACCAACAACAAAAACAACGAAAAAATATACGGAACAGCTTTAAAACTAACTGACAATCCAATTATTAAAGAAGAATATAGGGGTGCTTTTGAGGATTTACAAGATATTTGTGGGATAGATCACGGGTTTCTATGCTTAGAGTTAGACAGGACACAAGATTTAGTTCTGCTTGACTATTGCATGACGATCGGTCGGCTTGAATATGACTTGTCATCAGCCATTATAAGTATTGCAAGAGATACTATTATAATAGGAATACATGATGTCACTCTAATCATTTCTTGTCGATATGTTCCTGAGCGTTTAGTGGCTTCTATGCCACTCTTTCCGCTAGAGAAAAAGCAGTGGGTTGAAATTACGGAATTACTGAAAGAAGATTATATTGATGAAGCTAGGTCGAGCGTAGAGAATGATAAGATTACATTACTTATTGACACATACGCACTGGGCAATCTTAATCAGAGTCAGATCAGTAACTTGCAATATCTGTATTTTGAATTGTTAAATATAGATAAGCTATGCGAAATACTCGATTGCGGAGCTTTGGCTGTCGGCTATAATCGAGCCGCTACACCATATATAATGTATGACAAGCTACATAAAAAATGTTTTATTGGCTTGTGGAGTTTGCAAGAGAATAGATGCTTGAGCAAATTTAATGCAGATATATTTTATAAAAAAAGCTATA